TTTCCGTGATGATCGTGTCCAAGACGCAAGACATGGCGAAGAAAATGATTTACGCGATCAAATCGCGGCTCACCCACCCCGCCTACGCCGACATGCAGCTGGCGTTCGCGCCAGTCGACGGGTACAAAGCATCATCTGACCAATGGTCAGCAACCAAAGTGTATCTCGACTCCAGTGCCAGAACAGGTGCAGAGAAAGACGCAACCATCGAAGCACTCGGCATGGGAGGCCAGATTTACGGCTCCCGCGCCAACCTGATCGTCCTCGATGACACAGTCACACTGTCCAACGCAAACGAATGGACAAAACAAATGGACTGGGTGCGACAAGAAGTCGCATCACGTTTAGGTCCAGGCGGCCAACTCCTCGTGGTGGGCACCCGCGTAGCGGCCACAGACCTGTACTCCGAACTACGCAACGAAGAACACTACACCGATGGTGTCGTGCCATGGACATACCTGTCCATGCCAGCCGTACTCGATTACGAAGAAAACCCAGAAGACTGGAAAACCCTCTGGCCCATCTCAGATGAACCATTCGTCGACAACGACGAACCAGACGAGGATGGGAACTACCCACGGTGGACAGGCCCACGGCTCGCACAGGTCCGCAACGAGGTAGGACCACGCAAGTGGAGCTTGGTGTATCAGAACCAGGACATTGAAGAGGATTCGACTTTTGATTCTGTCGCGGTGAGGGGAAGTATTAACCCTTCTCGGCAGACGGGGCGGTTAGATCCTGCGTTGCGGGGCCATCCGCAAAACACAGACACGATGTACACGATTTGTTCGATGGACCCTGCCGTGGCGGGTAACACTGCAGCGGTGGCGTACGCCATTGACAGGTTGAACGGTAAACGGTTCGTGCTGGATGTGCGAGTTATGTCTGGCCCGTCCCCCGCTCAGATCCGTGAGCTGATTAAAGAGATGACCGATGTGTATCGGCCTCAAGAATGGATCATCGAGTCCAACGCTTTCCAGGGTTTCCTCGTTTATGACGAGGAAATAAACCAGGAGTTAGCCAACAAAGGCATCATGCTCAAACCTCACCACACGGGAACCAACAAACAAGACCCCGACTTTGGTGTTGCGTCTATGAGCGGCCTGTTTGGAACTGTTGCTAACGGAACTGGTGGAGTTCGTCACCATCAAGGTGACAACCTCATTGAGCTTCCTTCATCCCATAGTCATGGTGTGAAGATGCTTGTTGAGGAACTTATCTCATGGTCACCGTTCGTGAAAACGAAATATCGTCGGCAGGACACGGTGATGGCGCTTTGGTTCGCTGAACTAAGAGCCAGGGAGATGGTTACTTCCTCACGGAAGACCAGTTACTTCTCCAAAAACAACCAGTTCTTAAACGATCGTGATCGTGAGAATCAAATGGTGATCAATCTGGATGACTTGTTCGCTTCTGAACAAGTCCCAACATGGAACTAAGGAGCAGTTATGTGCGCTAAATGTGGATGTGGCAAGAAAATGGGCCAGCCAGGTTACGGAAAAGGCCCAGCAAAAATGCCTAAGGGCAAATCAGCAAAGCCAATGCCCAAGAAGAAGTAGCAAATGGCTGCGAAGAAGACTGAGGTTTGGGATAAACCCAACCCTAAAAAGAAATCTAAAGCGTTAACACCACAGCAGAAGAGTTCAGCTAAGGCTGCAGCTAAGAAGGCGGGGCGTAAATACCCGAATCTGGTTGACAACATGAGGGCAGCTCGTGGCAAGTAAGAAAGATCCTCGGTTGGAACGGGCGGGTGTTTCTGGTTTCAACAAGCCTAAGAGCACACCAAACCACGCAACTAAGTCACATGTTGTTGTGGCGAAGGAAGGCGAGAAGGTTAAAACGATTCGCTTCGGTCAACAAGGAGCCAAAGGTTCCCCTGATGGATCTAAGCGAAACGAAGCCTTTAAGGCTCGCCACGCAAAGAACATTTCAAAGGGAAAAATGTCCGCAGCCTATTGGGCTGACAAAGTTAAATGGTAGGAATTCATGGCTGACTTCGCATATGAGGCGACACAGACGATTGATCGTCTACGTCGTCAGCACACGGAACGTGATGCGCGGATGCGAGCTGTCCATTTAGTCCGCAGCGGTCACTCTGAAGTTATTTTTAAGGGCTTGTTCCCTTCCGACTGGCCTAAGCCCGTCGTCGGTAACTTCATTGATGTTGTCGGTCGTGACACCGCCGAGATGGTCGGTGTCATGCCAACACTCACAGCAGCAGGGGATAGTGTTCTTGATGAGTCGAAGCGTTCACGCCAAGACAAACTGACACGCATCATTAACTATTTGGCGTACACCTCCCGCCTTGGCACGAATCTGGTTCAAGCGGCAGACCGCATGAACACGTACGGTTTCGTTCCTTTCCGCGTGGAAGCGAACTATGACGGTGGGTCACCACATATTCATGTGGATGACTCCATGAATACGTACTATGAGAAGGATCGCTGGGGGAACGTAGTTCTTTACGCCCGATGCTTCCACCAGAAAGTCTCTGAACTCATTGCCCTGTACCCAGAACATGCAGCGCAGCTGCGTAAGAACACGGGTTACTCAAGCGCATCCGATGAAGTCCTTGATCTTGTTCACTATTACGACAAAGACAAAGTCATGCTGTTTGTTCCTAAGCGTGACGGGCTGATTCTTTCCCAATACAAGAATCAGATTAGCCGCATTCCAGTGACGATCGCTGAGATGCCAACTTTAGATGGTGAAGTTCGTGGCTCTTTTGATGATGTTCTGTGGGTTTTCGCGGCTAAAGCCTATCTTGCAATGCTTTCCCTCGAAGCCACTCAGAAGGCTGTCCAGTCTCCAATCGCTTTACCTAATGATATTCAAGAATTTGCGTTGGGACCAGATGCGATAATTCGCAGCGCGAACCCTGAGAAGATTCGCCGCGTCCCAATGGAGCTTCCACAGTCCTCCATGATTGCCAACAGGCAACTGGATGACGAGCTTCGCATGGGTGCACGTTTCCCACAGGCTCGTTCCGGTGAAATGGATGCCAGTGTTGTCACTGGCCGTGGTGTCCAGGCACTCATGGGTGGCTTTGATAGCCGCATTAAAACAGCACAGTCCATGCTGGGTGATGCGTTAAGTGAGATTATTTCTCTCGCACTGGAAATGGATGAAACCATTTGGGCGGATGTGCCAAAGAATGTTCACGCTTCCGTGAACGGTTCCCCTTACCAGTTGAAGTACACCCCTGGTAAAGACATTAAGGGCATGTACACCGTTACTCACGAGTACGGTGTTATGGCTGGGCTTGACCCTAACCGTGCACTCGTGTGGGGCTTACAAGCCCTTGGCGCGAACCTGATCTCTAAGAGTTTCCTGCGTCGAAACCTTCCCGTGAACATGAACGTGTCGGAGGAAGAGAAAGTAATCGACGTTGAGAAGCTGCGCGAAGCAGCTTTGATGTCTATCCAATCGTATTCACAAACCTTGCCTGAGCTTGCAGCTTCAGGTGGGGATCCCACTCAGGTCATAAAGGTTCTTGGTGACTTGATTGAAGCACGGAAAAAAGGAACACCTATCGAAACCGCGATTAGCGAAGCCTTCAAACCGAAAGAACCTGAAGTTTCCCCTGGTCAAATGGCGGAAGACCCGATGGCTGCTATGAGCCAAGATCCAATGTTGGGCGGCCAGATGCCTGGGGGAGCACCTCCTGGTGGTGCACCCGGTGGCGGGGCACCACAACCACAAGGAATGCAGCAACTCCTCGCAGGTTTAACAGGTGCAGGGGAGCCAAGTATGGCTGCTCGCACCATGCGACAAACACAAATAGCGTAGAAGGGAAGGAGGTTAATCATGGCGATGTTCGGAACAACTCAAGGAACACCCCAGACGAACGTGTCACGCCCAGAGCGTGTCAGTTCACTGCCAACAGGTGGCGCACCTGGACAGTCAGAACGCACCAAGCCGGTTGCAACCAGTACGTCACAACCGAATTCCCAACCAATCAAGTAGTTGTGGGCGGGGAGAGGTGAACATTCCCTCTTCCCGCTTGCATTCTGTTCAATACTTTCGAGAGTGAGGTGACACCAATTGCCACAAGGCGAAAACTTTAACCAGAGCGGTGTTGCCGTATCACCCCCTGGGGCTATGAGCCAACG